ACTCGTTCGGGACTCTATTCTTTGTTCATACCTATGGAATGGAACTACGAAGGATACATTGATTCTTTTGGATTTCCTGTCTTCGACACCCCAAAAGTACAAGTACACGGACCTCATGGTACGCCGATAAAAATTGGAGTTATCGAGTATTGGGAAAATGAAGTTGAAGGATTAAAAGAAGATCAAGACGGTTTAAACGAATTTTATAGACAGTTTCCACGTACTACTAAACACGCTTTTAGAGACGAATCTAAACAATCTTTATTTAACTTAACTAAAATATACGAGCAAATTGATTACAACGAAGGAACATCTAATTCTTCTTTAGTAACTAGAGGTAATTTTCAGTGGAAAGATGGATTAAAAGATACTGAAGTGTTTTTTATGCCAAATCCAAGTGGTAGGTTTTACATATCGTGGACACCTTCTTATAACATGCAAAACAGAAGTATAACTAAGAATGGAATTAAGTACCCAGGCAATGAGCATATGGGCGCTTTTGGATGTGATAGTTATGATATATCAGGCACGGTTGATGGTATAGGTTCTAAAGGTTCTTTACATGGTTTAACAAAGTTCAGTATGGAAGACGCACCGCCAAATTCTTTATTTTTAGAATATATCGCTCGTCCGCAAACTGCAGATATATTTTTTGAAGACGTTTTAATGGCATTAGTTTTTTACGGTATGCCAATATTATGTGAAAACAACAAACCTAGGCTTTTGTATTATTTAAAAAGAAGAGGTTATAGAGGATACTCTATGAATAGACCGGATAAAGTATATAGTAAGTTATCGGTAACAGAAAAAGAAATTGGTGGAATACCAAATTCAAGTGAAGATATCAAGCAAGCTCACGCAGCTGCTATAGAATTTTATATAGAAAATTTTGTTGGAAATATTGGTAATGGATACGGAGACGTATATTTTCAAAGAACTTTAGAAGATTGGGCTACTTTTGATATAAACAATAGAACAAAGCACGATGCTTCAATAAGTTCAGGATTAGCTATAATGGCTTGTAATAAAAATAAATATAGACCTATTAATGATATCGTAAGAGAGCCTGTGGCTCTTGGTTTTAAAAGATATAATAACAAGGGGTATAATTCACAAATAATAGAATAAATGAATCAAACTAATTACTTTAGTGGTTTTCCTAGTCAGGTAGTACCAGACGCAGAGAAAGATACATGGGAATACGGACTTCAGGTTGGTAGAGCTGTTGAGAACGAATGGTTTAGAAATAATAGGGGTGGAATGAGGTTTCAAACCAATTATCAACAATACCATAATTTAAGATTATACGCTAGAGGAGAACAATCTATACAAAAATACAAAGATGAATTATCTATAAATGGTGATTTGTCATATTTAAATCTTGACTGGAAACCAGTACCTGTTATACCTAAGTTTGTAGATATAGTAGTTAATGGAATGTCAGAAAGAGAATATGATATTAAAGCTTACTCGCAAGATCCAGATTCTTTCAAAAAAAGAACTGATTACGCAAACGCTTTATTAAGAGATATACAGTCTAGAGAATATCTACAAAAAGTACAAAAAGTTACAGGTATGAAACTGTGGAACACAAGTGATCCGCAAAACTTACCTGAAAGTAAAGAAGAATTAGGACTACACATGCAACTAGACTATAAGCAGTCTATTGAGATAGCAGAAGAAGAAGCTATATCTAATGTGTTTGCTCAAAACAAATATCCTGAAGTTAAAAAAAGAATGCTTCAAGATCTTGTCGTACTAGGTATTGGTTGTGTAAAAACAAACTTTAATACATCAAACGGTATAACTGTTGACTATGTAGATCCAGCTAATTTAGTTTATTCTTACACGGAAGATCCAAATTTTGAAGATATATATTATGTTGGTGAGGTTAGGAGTGTTAGTATATCAGAACTAAAGAAACAATTTCCAGAATTAACTGACGCTCAAATGCTTCAAATTGAAAAGTTTCCTGGAGAACAAAACTATTTAAGAAACTGGAATGAAGCTCCTGATACAGTTCAAGTATTGTTTTTTGAATACAAAACATATAGCAACCAAGTTTTTAAAATAAAGAAAACAGATCAAGGTTTAGAAAAAGCTTTAGAAAAACCAGATTACTTTGATCCTCCTAAAAGTGATAACTTTGAAAGAATAGGAAGAAGTATAGAAGTATTATACACAGGTGCTAAAATACTTGGCCTTAATGAAATGCTTAGATGGGAAATGTCTGAAAATATGACAAGACCATACGCTGATACTACTAAGGTTAGAATGAACTACTCGCTATGTGCTCCTAGAATGTACAGAGGACGTATAGAGTCACTAGTTGGAAGAGTAACAGGTTTTGCTGATATGATTCAATTAACACATCTTAAACTACAACAAGTTTTGTCTCGTATGGTACCAGATGGTGTTTATGTAGATGTAGATGGATTAGCCGAGGTTGATCTAGGTAACGGTACTAATTACAATGCTTCAGAAGCACTTAATATGTATTTCCAAACAGGTTCTATTGTTGGTAGATCATTAACGCAAGATGGAGAATTAAATAGAGGTAAAATTCCAATACAAGAATTACAAACATCTTCAGGAAACGCTAAGATACAAAGTTTAATACAAACTTATCAGTATTATTTACAAATGATAAGAGATGTTACAGGACTTAATGAGGCTAGAGATGGAAGTACTCCTGATAAAGATGCTTTAGTAGGACTACAAAAGATGGCTGCTAACGCGTCTAACACAGCTACTAGACATATATTACAAGCTAGTTTATACATATCTGTTAGGACTGCAGAAAATATATCACTAAGAATAGCTGATGTATTAAGCTTTGATTTAACAGCAGAGTCATTAAAATCTTCTATAAGTTCTTTTAATGTTGGTACTTTAGAAGAAATTAAAGATATGAATTTATTTGACTTTGGTATTTATTTAGAACTAGAACCAGACGAAGAGGAAAAAGCAATGCTTGAACAAAACATTCAAGTAGCTTTACAGTCAGGCCAAATTTTTCTAGAAGATGCTATAGATATTAGAGAAATTAAAAATCTAAAACTAGCAAATCAATTACTTAAGTTAAAACGTAAGAAAAAGCAAGAGCAGGATCAAGCTAATCAACAGAAAATGATCCAAGCTCAAGCAGAGGCTAATGCTAAAGCTGCTGAACAAGCTGCTATGGCAGAAGTACAAAAGCAAGAAGCTCTAGCTAATACTGAAATTCAGATACAGCAAGCTAAAGCTCAAATGGAATTACAGAAAATGCAAAATGCTGCTCAAATAAAACAGCAAGAAATGGAAAGACAATTCCAGTACGATCTACAATTAGTTCAAATGCAAAATCAAACTATTTCGCAAAAAGAAACAGAAATTGAAGATAGAAAAGACAAAAGAACACAAATGCAAGCAACACAACAAAGCGAAATGATCACGCAAAGAAAGCAAGATTCATTACCTATTGATTTTGAAAACCAAAGCGGTTTATTAGATGGTATGGATATAGATCAGTTTGCTTAATTATTTTTTTATTAATTATATAATATTTTATCATGTCAACAAAAACAGAAGCAAAAGGATCTTTAAAGATGAAAAAATCTATAAAGGCGCAAGTAAGTAATGAACCTATTAAAGTAGACTTAACTGATATTAGTTCTCAAGGAGAGTTAATAAGTAACGAAGTTACAAAAGTAATAATACCTAAACAAGAAGACGATGCCATTCAAATCGGAGAAACAAAGGAAGTACCTGTGGGCAAACCATCCGAAGATAGCACAGAGATGGGAGAACCTGTACAAGAGTCCAACGAGACTGTTGAAGGGTTTTCTCCAATCAAAGAAGTAACTGAAGAAGAAGAAAAAGAAGTAAAACCTGTAGTAGAAAGTAAAAAAATTGAACTGCCAAAAATTGATCTACCTGAAAACGTAGAAAAATTAGTTGAGTTCATGAAAGATACTGGAGGAACAATAGAAGATTATACAAGATTAAACGCTGATTATTCTACAATAGATAATGACGTTTTACTAAAAGAATACTATAAAAAAGCTAAACCGCATCTTAATGATGAGGAAATAGGATTCGTCATGGAGGATAACTTCTCTTTTGACGAAGAAATTGATGATGAGCGAGACATCAGAAAGAAAAAACTCGCTTTTAAAGAAGAGGTTGCAAAAGCTCAAAACTTTTTAGAAGACTTAAAAGGTAAATATTACGACGAGATCAAGTTGAGACCGGGCGTTACCCAAGAGCAAAAAAAAGCTACTGATTTTTTTAACCGATTCAACGAGAATCAAGAGGTGATGAACAAACAACACCAAGATTTTAAAACTAAAACTAAAGATTACTTTTCTAACGAATTCAAAGGTTTTGACTTCAATGTTGGAGAGAAAAAATTTAGATATGGTGTAAAAAATCCTAGTGAAGTTGCTGAAATTCAAAGTGATATTACAAAGTTTACAAAAAAGTTTTTAGATGACAAAGGTAATATTCAAGATGAAAAAGGCTATCACAAAGCAATGTACGCTGCTAGAAACGCGGATACTATAGCACAACATTTTTATGAGCAAGGCAAAGCTGATGCTGTTAAAAATGTAATTGCTAAGTCTAAAAATATATCATCAGATATTAGGTCAACACCTAACGCTGATCTTTATATTGGAGGGTTAAAAGTAAAAGCTGTTAATGGTCTTGATTCAACAAAATTGAAAATAAAAACAAGAAAATAACAATTTAAAAATTAATTAATTATGGCTTTATCCCCTTTATATGGTAGTTTGATCCCTACTCAGTCACAGCAAGTGACTTCGGACAACTACTTAAGTTTTACTGATGGAACAGGAAAGAATTTTTCACAACAATACCTTCCTGAAATCTATGAGGCAGAAGTAGAAAGATACGGAAATCGTACTCTTGGAGGCTTCTTAAGAATGGTTGGCGCTGAAATGCCAATGACATCTGATCAAGTAATTTGGTCGGAACAAAATAGATTACACGTATCTTACAGTAGTGCAACTACTACAGTTTCGGCTGCAGGTATAATCACTTTAGGAACTGCCGCTGGCGCTCCTGATACTGTACAAAATGTAATCAAACCAAATATGACTGTTGTCGTTATGACACCAGGTGCTGCTGCAACAGCTGTTAAATGTATAGTTGGAGATTCTGGTAATGTTGCTGGATCTGCACTTGCTGCTATGGAAATTCAAGTATTTCCTTACACTGGTGCTTTACCAGCGGTAGCTACAGTAGTTAAAGTATTTGTATATGGTTCTGAATTTCCAAAAGGAAGTTCTGGAGTACAAGAAAACATCACTCCTTCTTTTACACAATTTTCAAACAAACCAGTTATTATTAGAGATAGATACGTTGTATCTGGGTCTGATACTGCACAAATAGGTTGGGTTGAAGTTGCTGCTGAAGATGGAACTTCTGGATACTTATGGTATTTAAAAGCTGAAGGTGAAACTAGATTACGTTTTGAAGATTACTTAGAAATGACACTAGTTGAAGGTGAGTTAGCCGCTGCTGCTGCTGCAGGTAACTTTGCTTTTGCTGCTGCAAACACAGCTGCTTTTCAAACGTCTACTGGTTTTAATACTGCTAATGACGCTAATTTAGGTACTGAAGGTTTATTCGCTGCTATCACTGCAAGAGGTAATGTATTTACTGCTTTTGGAGGTGCTTTAATAGATTTTGATGCTATCTTAGGTAACTTAGATTCTCAAGGAGCTATAGAAGAAAACATGTTATTCTTAGACAGATCAACTGAACTGGATATAGACAATATGTTAGCTTCACAAAATTCTTATGGAATTGGTGGTACATCTTACGGTGTATTTGAAAATTCTGAAGAAATGGCTTTAAACTTACAGTTCTCTGGTTTCAGAAGAGGTTCTTATGACTTCTACAAAACTAGCTGGAAATACTTAAATGATGCTTCTACAAGAGGAAATGATTCTTCTTTTACAACTGGAGACAACATTGACGGTGTATTAATTCCTGCTGGAACAAGTACAGTTTATGATCAAATTTTAGGAACTAACATCAGACGCCCTTTCTTACACGTAAGATACAGAGCTTCACAAACTGATGATAGAAGAATGAAATCATGGATCACAGGATCTGTTGGAGGTGCTTTTACTTCTGACTTAGATGCTATGGAAGTGCATTTCTTATCTGAAAGATGTTTATGCATTCAAGCTGCAAACAACTTTGTGTTATTGAAAAAATAATACAAATGCTTAATATTTATTGTAATAGTTACTCTCGTAAAAACTACGGGAGTAATTGTTACTCTTATTTTTACTAACTTATATTATATTATATCATGTCAAAAACAAAAATTAAAGAAACACCAACTGTCGAAAGTTGGGAAGTAAAAGATAGAAATTACTTTCTTATCGGGAAAACACCATTAACATATACGATTAATTCTAAGCATTCGCAAAGATCACCGTTGTTATATTTTGACCCAATAACAAGTGAACAAAGAGCATTGAGATATGCAACTAACCAACCTTCTCCGTTCATTGATGAACAAAAAGGAGAAGTAACATTAGCTCATATTATGTTTCAAGATGGCGCGTTATACGTTCCAAAAGAATATCAAGCTTTACAAAAATTACTTTCATTATACCATCCAAAAAAGGACTATATATATGCAGAGCATAAACCAATTGAAGATGCTAAAGATCAATTAGTAGATCTTGAAATAGAATTACTAGCGCTTAATGCTGCTCAAAACATGGAAATTGACCATGCTGAAGCTGTGTTAAGAGTGGAAATGGGATCTTCAGTATCAAAAATGTCTACTAAAGAAATAAAAAGAGACTTGATGCTATTTGCAAAAAGAAATGCTAAAGCGTTTTTAAGTATTGCTAAAGATGATAACGTTCAATTAAGGAACTTCGGTATTAAAGCCGTGGAACTAGGTATTGTAAAATTATCTGGTGATCAAAGAACTTTTGCTTGGGGTTCAAATGGAAGAAAATTAATGACTATACCTTTTGATGAAAATCCATATTCAGCATTAGCTGCTTGGTTTAAAACAGATGAAGGAGTAGAAGTTTACCAAACAATAGAGAAAAAATTCTCTTAACCTGTAATACTAATATAGGGCTCGTTCACTCGGGCCCAATATTATAATAAAAAACTAAAATGGCTATAAACGTAAATACTGTATATAAAACTGTTTTATTAATACTTAATAAAGAGCAGCGTGGATATATGACGCCTGATGAGTTTAATAGGGTAGCGAGTCAAGTTCAATTAGAAATCTTTGAAAGATATTTTGATGACTTGAATCAACAACTTAGAATTCCTCAAACAGATACAGATTACTCTGATAGACAAATGAATATAGATGAAAAAATAGCTATATTTAAAACCTTTGGTAAATGTGCTTACACCGCATCTTTAAGATCATTCGCACTACCAACAATTGATTTCTACGGCCAAACACCTGAATTTTACAGATTAGGCGCTGTGGTTTATAGAGATGAAACAGAACTTCAAAGATTACAAAGAAGCGATTTCTATAACATTCAAAAATCTCCTTTAACAAAATCAACAATATCTTTCCCTACATACTTGTACGAGAATCAAAGACTTTTTATAAAGCCGGACTCAATTATACAAGATGTAACAGCTGATTATGTTAGAAAACCTTTAGATGTTAGATGGGGTTACGAACCTGGAACATTAGGACAATATCAGTATACTGGTGATGATTCTATTTATGATCCAGCAGCAAATCCTAATGGATCTACTCAATTTGAATTACACATTTCTGAACAGTCTAGTGTAGTTATAGACATACTAATGTACGCTGGGATTATAATAAGAGATCCTCAGATAGTGCAAGCAGCGGCACAAGAAGCTGTTATGAATGAACAAAACTCAAAAATGTAATAAATGGGATTAATAACAGAAAACAACTTACAGTATTACGGGGGAACTCAGATATTTCAAGCTTCCGCAGGAGTTAATTCATTTACAACAACTTTTAACACAGATCTTGTTTATTATACTAATGACCCTACAGCTTTACAATGGCCTTTAAATAACTTTCAAGTACAACTAAGTACTGATGGAGGGTTGACTTACGTGGCTTACGAAGCTCCTACCTACTCGTATGAAGTTAATAGAAACACTATAACTACAGGTACTTTAAACGCTGGTGACGTTATACAAGTTCAGCTTACTGAAGCAACTACACAAAACAACTACGGCGGTTATGCTTACACTAAATTGAATGATATAATTAACAACTATATAGTAGCGTACGTTGGTGCTGGGAAACTAATACCTAGCGTTAAAAGAACAGATGTTATATTTCACGCAAAACGTGGATTACAAGAATTTAGCTTTGATACTCTAAAGAGTATAAAATCTGTAGAATTACAAGTGCCACCAAGTTTATCTTTAATAATACCACAAGATTATGTTAACTATGTTAGATTATCTTATGTTGATTCCCTAGGTGTTCAACACACTATACAACCTAACAATACTTTAACTACAAATCCATATAGAAATTTAACACAAGATAGTTTAGGAGAACCTATACAAGATGCTAATTTCAATAACATAGAAAACACATCGACAACAGAAGCATTATGGGCGCAAGCTAATAATAGATTAATAAGTGGCTGGAACGGACTAGCTTGGAGTTATTATACTGATTATTTTAATGGAGGATTTCCTTTATATTGGAGTGGTTTAGTAGGCCAAAGATATGGCTTAGACCCACAGTTTTCACAAACTAACGGATGGTTTGGTATAAACGAAAGAGAAGGTAAGTTTTCTTTTTCAAGTAACCTAAGAGGTAGTACCGTGATAATAGAATATATATCAGACGGTTTATCTAGTGATTTAGATACTAAAGTACCTAAAATGGCTGAAGACGCAATGTATGCTCATATAAATCATTCTATATTGTCAGGAAGAGCAAACATGTCTGAATACATAGTAAGAAGATACCAAAAAGAAAGAAGTGCTAAATTAAGAAATGCTAAAATAAGATTATCTAATATAAAGCTTGATGAAATTGTTCAAGCAATGAGAGGTAAGTCTAAATGGATAAAACACTAAAATTAAATGGCAGAAGTTAAAAATAGTTTTTTAAAGTCTAAAATGAATAAAGATTTAGACGCCAGATTACTACCTAACGGTGAATATAGAGATGCTTTAAATGTTTCAATATCTAAATCTGAGAATGCTAACGTTGGTGCTTTAGAAAATGTAGAAGGCAATAACTTAACTGTGGATGTTGGGGAAACATTAAACACGCTGTCTGGTGTTGATAATTTAAAAATTATTGGCCAACATACAGATAAAAAAGCTAAAATAATATACTTATTTTTAACCAACCACTCTAGCGACGGGGTTGCTTATGATAACACGGCTGTTAACTGGATATGTAGTTTTAATCTACAATCATTAGAACTTTTAGTTTACTCTACAGGCGCGTTTTTAAATTTCTCTACGCGAAACACTATATTAAGTGTAAACTTACTTGAAAGTATTCTTTATTGGACAGACGACAGAAACCAACCAAGAAAAATAAATGTTCAAAATAGTTTAAACGTAAATCAATACCCTAGTTTTAAACCATTTTACACAAACGAAGATCAAATAAGTGTAGCTAAAATAGCACCACATACTGTTATAGATTTATATAAAGAAAATAATGGTATTAACGAAACAACTTTAATAGACGCAACGTCTATTGCTTTACCTGAACAGTACCAAGCAACTGTCTTTTCAGCCGTAAGTAACAGTACTACAATAAATATAACTGATTATTCAGGTACAGATTTAGAAAATATTGACGGTTATTACGTTTGGAGTAGTGACGGTCAACTACTTAGTAATGAAGGAGTGTTAGTGACAGAAGTAAATTCATCACAAATAGTAATAAGCAAAGCTGTAACTTTTTCTGCTTCTTCTTCTTTTCCAACGTTGTTTTTTGCAAAAGCAAATCCTAAATACAATGAATTATACCCTGGTGACGCAACTTTTTTAGAAGATAAGTTTGTTAGATTTAGCTATAGATTTAAGTTTATAGATGGAGAATATTCTATAATGGCTCCATTTACTCAGATATGTTTTATTCCAAAACAATATGGTTTCTTTTTGCAAGATGATGAAACTTCTACATATGAAAGTTCGGTAGTTGACTTTATGCAAAACCAAGTAAATCAAGTACTATTGCAATTAAAACTACCTGGCGCATCTAATGAGTTATTATCTAAGTTTTTAATAGAAGAAATAGATATTTTATACAAAGAATCCACTGGTACTTCTGTAAGCGTAGCAGATACTATAACAGCTAATCAACTTACTAGCAATGGCTCTAGTAGTTTATATCAATATGATTATCAATCTACGGAACCTTTTAAAACTTTACCTGAGTTACAAACAACTAGAGTATACGATAAGGTTCCAGTAAAAGCTTTTGGGCAAGAAATCATTAGTAATAGAATAGTATACGCAAACTACCAAAACAAACACACGCCTCCATCAAGTCTAGACTACAATGTTGGTGTTAGCACAAAATTCTCAAGCTCTAGTGCTCAATCAAACAAATCTAATGTTTCTTATCCCAATCACACTTTAAAACAAAACAGAACTTATCAAGTTGGTGTAATCTTAGCAGATAGATACGGTAGACAATCTACTGTTATTTTATCTAGTAATCAAAATGATATTGATCAAGTTGGTAATACTGATTTTGGTGGCGATACTTTTTATTCTCCATACAGATCTGACTCTAACAGTGAAACAAGTGTTTTACAGTGGGCTGGAGATAGTATAAAAGTGCTATTCAATAGCGTTATACAATCTAACAAACAATTAGCAACTTCTTCAGGAGGTGGTCAACCTGGTTTATACAATGGTGATTCCACTAGTGTTAAATACAACCCTACAGGTTGGTATTCTTACAAGGTTGTAGTAAAACAAACAGAACAAGAGTATTATAATGTTTACTTACCTTCAATTTTAAATGGTGTTCCCGCGGAAGCAACCACTTTTTTATCAACAGTTAGTGGAACAATGGCCACTTTGACTTTATTTAGTGACAATATAAACAAAGTGCCTAGAGATTTGTCAGAAGTAGGTCCTGATCAAAGACAGTTTAGAAGTAGCGTAAGAATGTGGGGTAGAGTTTCGCCTCAAATACTAGCAATAAACGCTAGTTTTCCTACAAATGAACCAGCTTACAATCAACAATATTACCCAGACTTAATAGCAGACACTGTTACTAGTATTTCAGTCCAAAAAGACATGTTTAATGATCTTGCTACAACTGATTTTCCTTTATTAGATATTTACGAAAGTGAAAGTAATCCAATACTTGCTAGAGTTTCTACTAGAAGAAACATAGGTAGTGTAGGAAAAAATAGCGCAAACTATCCTTTCTTTTTATCTGTTTATGAAACTGAACCTACTAAATCTAGAATAGATATATACTGGGAAACTTCTACTAGCGGTTTGATTTCAGAATTAAATAACTTAATAGAAACTTCTATACCTGGAACTCCAAATGATTTCTCTTTACTAGGTTGGAAACTAAACGAAAACATTGAATCTTCAACTGATCCTTATATAACAGATGCTTTTTGGCCTACTGATATTTTTCAAGATGCTATAGTAAATTCTCAAATAGGTTTATTTGAAGTTAGAGGAGGGGGCGGAGCATTGCCTCTTGCAGATTCTAGGTTTGAACTTGAAACAATAGCTATTGGCGATGCTGATCCTGTTACTGGTTTAAGTTATCCTCAAGTGGCATATAGAATAAAAATAAATAGTAATTTTGTATTTTTAGAAAGTTCTACTAACGCAAGTTTTGAAGGTATTGACGATTACTTAATAACTTTTGAAGTTTCAAACGTAGACCCTTCGTTATCTTCCCCGCTTGTTAATACTCTTACAGAAGATGAAAGTTTACAAAACACAGCACCTTATTTTGGTGATGCATCAAATCCACCACCTATTGAAGCTTACACGTTTCCATATAACAGCTTTGTAGTTTTTGCAAGTCCTAATGATTATTTTCAAGGATTCGAACCTGCTCAAAATGGTTCTACACTAATAGGTTCTCAAGAAGAAGGGTTAAGATGGCAGATGAGCGTAAAGCAATTTGGACAAGAAGTTACAGGTGATTTAGTTATAGACCCCACAAATGGTAGAGTAACTATCCCGACTGGTGGAATTGCATCAGGGGAGTATGATTTAATAGTCAACCTTATTGATGCTTCCGGTTTTGGCTTATCTACATCAATAAATGTTAATTTTGTTTTTGGCCTACAACCTGTAAACTGTCAGTTTAATCAAGAAGGAGGGTTGGTAGATTTTTCAAATCCTTTAGTAGTAAGCAACATTGGTAATGGGGTAAATGATACTGTAGGTGGTAATGCAGGTTTAATATTTTGGTCATCTACTAGTATTGGAGTTCCTAACTCACAACCAGTACCTAGTTGGAATTCATTATTTCCCAATGGCTATGCTCCAACTGTAGCACCTATTTCCCCAGACACTCCAGGGGTAATATTTACAGAAGAAAGTACGTCTGGTAATTTTAATACAAAATCTATAAACCTTGGTAACGGACCTAGTTGGTGTGATAGCGGCAACGCCGGTTTAACAAAAGGAACAGGTTACATAATTGTTACGCTGCAAATAGACAACGCTAGTGGTAGTTCTTTAAATATAAATCAAAATTTTGTTTACGCTACTTCTAATATAATATTACAACGAAGAGCCACTAATAACACTTCTCAATGGTTGCAAGTTGAAGATATAGAAAATCAATTCATAGATTTCCAAGACGATTGGAGAGTGGACTATTATAACACAAGCTCTACTAATATTGGCGGTGATTTACAACTTGGTTCTTTAACTAACGGCGAAAGTTCACCTAACAGAATTTATGGAACTGCTGAAACCCCACCTCCTGGACAAACAGCACCATTTGTTATGCTTTGTGCTTCAAAAGCTTTTGCAATAAGAAAACAAGGCGATCTTAGATTATGTATAAATAATTTACTTACTGATATGCCTAATCCAACACCTACAAATCAAGTTAGAATATCTGTAACTTATGGTGATTTTTACTACCCTAATCAACAAAACGATATAGCTTATAGTTATAGAGTTTATAACAATGGACAGTTAAGTGAAATAATTGCTAAAAACGTTCCAGTTCTAGGATGGGCTACTGTTTACGCTAGAGAGCCACTTTTAAAATATGTTTCGGCTTTTTACATGGACTCGTCATTACAAACGCCATGGGTACCTAGTATGGGTGCTGGAGATTGGTTTGTGTACGTTCCAGGTATTAACGCTGCTCCAAATACAAATTTACCAATTCAAGTAAATAATGCATTTCCCGATAATTCAGCAATCAAAGGATCTGGGCCATCTGGTGATGACCAATATAGCAGAAGATATGTAGCTAGATTTGATTCTTCTGGTGAAAAAATAGACCAGTCCGAACCTAGAAGAATAGGGAATTAATTTAAATAACAAGTGATAATAATATATGGCGGCAATAATAGAGGTTAATTATTTCAATGCTTTTTGGTTAAAAAAAGTAGTAGACAAAAAAGCAGTAATTGAAGATAATGGCGCTACAATTGCTAACCCATCATGGCCTGGTATTATTGGTAATACTACTGGTTTAAATGGGTATCCAGCTTTCCCAGGTAACGCTTTAGACAATGGTAGTTCTACGGAAAAAGAACTTAACTGGTGTGTTGAAGAAGCGCGAATAAGAGGAGGTTACAATAATACAAACGTTAATTATGGCGTTAAAGCATACTTAGTAGAAGATGAACCAAACGCTGTTGTCAGAGGCAATTCTTTAATATACTCTGGTATATTTAATTCAAGAACAGGTGTAAATCAAACAAACCAGTTTCCGGTTGGTGAAGATATAACTAAAAGTGCAGATCCAATAAATGGATCAATACAAAAGCTTTATGCTGAAGATACAAATTTAATTATATTACAAGAAAATAAAGTAAGTAGAGCTTTAATCGATAAAGATGCTATATACTCTGCAGAAGGCGGTGGAGCGGTAACATCATCAAATCTAGTAATTGGAGTTATACAACCCTATGCTGGAAACTTTGGTATTAGTAGAAACCCAGAATCATTTGCTGCTTACGGGTATAGAAAATACTTTACAGACAAGAACAGGAACGCTGTTTTAAGGCTTTCTAACGATGGTATTACGGAAATAAGTACTAACGGTATGAGTGATTACTTTAGAGATCAGTTTACTAAGTTAGATGGAAGCGCTCAAAAAACAGGCAAACTAATTGGTGGTTGGGATATTTATACTAAAGAATATACTTTATCTATACAGCCTTTTGAAAAACAACCTGAAGCCGTATTTGATTATTCAACTTTGAGCTTTGATGAAAGAGTTTTAGGATGGCAAAGTTTTATTAGTTTTAAACCTTCGTTTATGACTAGCGCAAACGGTAAATTTTACACAATAGGCGGTGACTCACCAGAAAATGGAGGTATATATGAGCACTACTTTGAAGGTAATGGACTAAATAGAAATACTTTCTACGGAAAATATAACAAATCTAGTATTAAATTTATATTTAACCCTTCAGTATCAACATCGAAAGTATTTAAAACTATAGGCTATGAAGGTAGTAATGGTTGGCAAGTAGATTCAATGATATCAGATCAGCAAGGTTTAGACAAAGGATTGTTAGTTTGGGAAAGCTTTAACGATACTACAGCTCAAGTATACAGTCTGTATGAAGGAGCTTACAAAGAGGATAATATACAATATTATGCTGGTTTTTATAGAAAAGAAAATAAATACGTTGCTAATTTAATAAACAGTAGTACTACTAGACCTCAAGAAGTTGTTTGGGGTGTAGATATGAGTGGTATAAAAGGTTTTTTAACTACAGTAACAATGTCAACAGATGCTACAACAAATTTAGGAGGTGAAAAAGAATTATTTGCCGTGAGTTCTGAATATGTGTTATCAGCATTATAAATTAAATTAAATCAAATGGAATTACAAGCACGCGTACTTACAGAAAAAGATTGGGATACATTAGTGTCTTGGTGGGATAAATGGCCTGAATGGGTGAACCCACCAAAAGATTTTTTACCAAATAACGGCACAGGAGGTTTTATGATTGAAAAAGAAGGAAAACCAATTGTAGCTGGATTTGTATATTTTACAAACTCAAGATCAGTATTATTAGAATGGATTATATCAGATCCAGAATACAGAGATGATGACAGAGAACAAGCTTTAGAAATGTTAATAAATAAAGCTGAAGACTTTGCTAAAAAGTCAGGTTATCATTACATGTTCACTATAGGTAGAAATGAACACTTAATAAAAACACACGAAAAATTAGGTTGGATGAAAGATTCAAAACCTTCTTACGAAATAACGAAAATAATAAAATAATATGGGAGTAGGAACAGCAGCACTAATAGGTATTGGATTATCAGCGGCAACGCAGGGTATCGCAGCAGGGCAATCGGCCAGAAGAGCTAGAAATAGAGCGTCTGGACTGAAAAATACACTAACAAATTTTGAAAACGGTAGAGATCCTGTAATAAACCCTTATGCTGGTGTGCAGAATCTTAGCGGTTTAGCTAAAGATCTTTCTGATCAAATATCAAACCCATACGCTCAATTAGGTGTGGCTACGCAAGCAGCAGAAATGCAGGCTGAAGAAGCTGATATAGCCTTAGCAAACACTTTAGACACATTAAGAGCAACCGGAGCTAGCGCTGGTGGCGCCACTGCTTTAGCGCAAGCTGCTATGAGAAGTAAGAAAGGTGTAGCTGCTAGTATTGAGCAACAAGAATCTCAAAACGAAAAGTTAAGAGCACAAGGTCAACAACAAATGGAGCAACTTAAAGTACAAGAACAGCAAAGACTTCAAGGTATTGATATATCTGAAGGACAAAGAATGCAGTCAGCGGAAGCGCAGGGACTAGCATTCCAATTTAGTGCTCAAGAAGCTAGAGATAATTCAAAAATATCAAGATTGTACAACGAGCAGATAGCTGCTCAAAATCAAATGGCGCAATCACAAGCTGATACCGCTGGCGCTATATCTGGTGCATTTGGCGCGTTAACAACTTTTGCTGGATCAGAAGCTGGTATAGCAACTTTCGGTTAAGATAAATTAAATAATAAAACTAAACATGGCAAAACAAGCGGGATTCGCTCAAAGAGCAACAGTTAAATACGGCGGTGGTCAGGGTGTTATGCAAGCGGCAACTAATTTTGCTAATTTGTATTCAAACTCTTTAACCTCTATAAATGTAAGAGACGCAAGACAGAAAGAAGTATTTGATAAAGTAACTGGAGCTTATCAATATGATCGTGATAGATTAGATAAAATACCCGAATCAAAGAACTTAACTTTAAATAACAATGTTAATTCTTTTTTATCAAAAGGTGCTGATCAAATACATCAGATAACTAATCAAATGAACAACGGTACAATGTCTCAAGCTGATGGAACTAAGTACATAGCTCAGTTATCAGGCTATTTAGATCAATATGAAAAACTAGCACCTTCTTTAATTGCTCAAGCCCAATTTGGACTAGATGCCATACAAAAGGGAACAGCTTCAAAACAAAACTCTGGTGATTTACAAAAACTGTTGATGAATGTAATGGATGATAATGGCAACATAACGCTTGATGAAAAAGATGGAATGATGTATTTAACAGACACAGAAACTGGTTTTGCATTAAACTTACAAGAGTTTGAAAGAATTGCTTCAAAAGAAGGGTCTAATATAATTGCAACAATACCTAACTTAAGTGGAGAAAATGGAATTGGAATAGATGAAGAGTGGAACGCTGTTAAAGATATAATTGGACTTTATGAAGACGTTATTACAACAGAAAATGGAAAAGAAACTACAACTAGAACGTATGATAAAGACACGGTTATAAAGGAAATGCTAAGAGCGGGATCTTTTGAGAATCTATGGAAAAATGAAGATGCTGCTTCTATATGGTACGATCTTATGCATCCTGAATATGAAATAGGTAAATTTGGAAAAAAGAAGATAAATATTTCATTACTAGAAAGCGGGTCTAATTTATCAGATGCTGCTGAAGTGGAACTGAAGAAATTTGATCCAAGTAATCCAGAGCAAAGAAAAGCTATGCAAGAATGGGCTATTAAACAATCTGTTGATAGAAACATACCAAACGAACAAGTTAAGTCGATTCAAAGCGATGGATCTGCTGAAGCATGGGAAAATAGTATTAGAAACCAAGATAATTGGAGTGATGCTACTAAAAAAGCTAAACCAATTTACGATGCTATTAATAATGTTTATGAAATGTTAAACGATAAATCTAACACAACTGATTCTAGCAAAATTATAGAACAGCTAAACTCAGTTGGTTCAAAGCTAGGAACAACAGTAGAGATTAACGACCGTGGACAGTTTACTATTTACAATACACCTACTGGAAAAGACGCTATAGCTAATGAAATACTTAGCGGAGACATAAAAAACCCAGCAGACATACTAAAAATGTACAATGCTTATAGTGTTACTGAACACTTAGATCAACTTGGTTTTGGTTCGGATATGCAAAAAAACTTACAAGCAAAGAAAAGAACATACAATCCAAAAAACCTTAAAGATTTAACTGATGGTGTAAACAAATTAACAGATAAAGCAAATCCTGAGAATATAAAATATCTTGTTAAAAATTTAGGTTATGGAGATATAGTTAACATTGAAAGCAGCTTCTTCAAGTCCAAAGATGTAATATCAATTGGAGATTTTGAATTTAAAGAAGACAGTTTAGATTGGAAACAAGACTTGATTGATTACTTAAAAGGATATATTGACACTGATCCTTTAGATCCTAACAAATAAAATTTAATATATGTACGAATTAGATGGTGTAACATATTCTCAAGAAGATCTTGAAGCTGCTGCTGTTAAA